AGTGACCAGAAAGAACAAGATCGTATTTGTTTAGAATGCTTGGATCCATACCTTCATGACAGACATTGCCACGATCCATCTCAAAGCCAGCAAGTTCAAAGTGACCAAAGCAAACTTGATTCTGGCTGCGCTTAATGAAGTCCATGATCTCAAGTTCATTATCTTTGCAGATCCATGGAATAATATCAACACCATCCCAAGCAGTTGGCTCATCATAAAGTTTGACATGATGAGCATAATCCCGCAAGAGCAAGTCTGGCGAGTTTACTTCGAGGGTATTCTTAAAGAAGATATCGTGATTGCCAAGTAATACATGGCATTGAATATCATGCTTTACCAGTTGATCAAAAAAATAATTACGGCAAAGAGCAAGAGACTGAAAAGAGATATACTTCCGACGATCAAATAAGTCACCCAGTTGAAATACGGTCCTAATTCCATGGTCCACCAAATACGGAAAAAATGTATTTAGATAGAAGTCTTTATAATGATTGTGGAACGCAATAGAGTCACCGCGCATTCCAAAATGGGTATCACCCAGGATTGCTATCTTCATCTACAAATTTCTCCAGCCCAACTTTCTTGGCTTTCTTATTCTTTCTTGAATTCTCGTAGTTTACGATAAATTCAGAAATATTATCATACAACTCAAATTGTCTGAATGTTCCATCTTCCGTTTCATTCAGTTCAAATTCATCAAGAATGCCAGCAGTCTCAGTCGCCTTGTACTTAACGTATAACTGCTTCTTTTCCTTTTGAATGCGGCGTAAGAATGCATAATATACTATTTGAGTGAAATAGGCAAATGGATTGCTTGATTTCGCTGGATCAAAATTGTCAACATACATTACGCAGTTTTCAATTGCGTCAGCGACCATTTCGTCTCTAAAAGTATACGACAAGAAGTTTGGCTTGTGAGAAAGATTCTCAGCGATCTTCATGAAGCATTCAGCAACATAGCGAGGAATCTGAGGCTTTGGGTTGCCTTGTCTCTTTGCTTTTCGAATTGCTGTGCGATATGCAGTCATTTCCTTGAGGAAATCCTTGTTATTAATATAGTGATTCTTTGCCATAATTAGTGTACTGGTTTGTCTTTCTTTGATTGTAATGCTTCCATAATGGAAACGACTTTGTCAGCATTTTCTTGAGTTTTATCGAACCCTTTAGCCTTTTTCTTTTCTGGCGATTTTAGTTTAGTTTCATTGTTATAGAAATAATCGGCGACGTATTCGTATTGCTCAACGAAGTCTTCTTTTACTGGAGTTGCAAATAATACTTCTTCAGTGTAGAATTCAACTTCTCTAATTTTAATTACAGATTGAGGAAGATATTCTTGCATTGCTAAAATCTGACGACCTTCATCGAAAAGAGTTTCAATTTCAATTCGTAGTGGAAGTTCTACAACAATATATCCTTCTTCATAAGTCACATATCCAATGAGGTCATCTGGGATTGATCGTAAGCGAACAAATTTAAGTTCGCCTCTAGGTTTATATTCTACTGGATCTTCTGACATTAATTTATCCTTACGTTATTCGTTGTGAAAGGAAATTTTTCTTCGCTGTAGATCTTCACTCGTTCCTCATAGTGCTTCAACGTGAAGTTTGTATAAGGACCATAACGCAAATCATCAGCGATATCGTAAAGTGTAGCAGCGTCTTTGTTTTCACCCAAACGCAGCACACGACCAATGGATTGAAGAGCGCGAATTTTACTCTTGGTTGGAGAGGAGAAGATAATATTATGTAGATTACGGATATTCACGCCTGTCGAGAAAGTTCCGTAACTCGCCACAATGATCGCATCAGTTTCCTGTTCAGTAATATGTCTTACTGCTTCGCGATCTTCTGCTTCAACCCCACCATGAATAAAAAAGACCTTACGGTTGCCAGCCTTCTCTTGTATCCATTCATATAGTAGTTTACCGTGTTTTTCGACATAAGTAAATAAAACTAGTGTATTGCCATTCAAATTTAAAGCAAGTTCAGTGATAAACTTATTTCGACCTTCATGCTGAGTTAAAAAGTGCATTTCATCAGGATAAGTAAATCCTTTGACTGTCTTACAGACTATCTCAGGATATTTCAACACAATGCACTTGATGCTAAAATTAGCCAACTGCTTGCGTTCAATGAGTTCTTTTGTAGAGATTACTTTAAACACTGGACCAAATAGACCCTCAAGAACCAATTTGTTTACTTTACTATCATCAAGTGTACCAGTTGTACCAATACGAACATCGCAGTTGATCAGTTTAGTCATGATGCTTGTCAATGACTTGGCTTTGAAGGTATGCGCTTCGTCGCCGATAATAAAATCAAACTGCGCAAAGTATTTCTTTGGCATGTCGTAAATACTCTGCCAAGTAGAGATAATCAAATCAGTATCTGGAATTTTACTCTCACCGCCAAATATCTTTTGGCAATACTTGTCTACATCCCAGCCATTGTTGCTGGAATAGTTTTTAAAGTCAGAATGCATCTGGGTGACGAGATTAATCGTAGGAACAATCAACAATCCGCGCTTCTTACCACTATTCAACAAGTGGCGAATCATCATATAGATGATTAACGATTTTCCTGACGCTGTAGGTGAAATGAGTACAGTTCTCTTTTTCGTAAGTCCGACGCTAGACGCGAGCAACTGATAATCTCTCGGCTCCATTGGAAGTGATAGAGCAGTTGCAAGATTTTTCGTGTCAATCGGGTGGACTTCCTTGTCTTCATCTAGAACCTCAACTGAATAACCGCTATCTTTACAGAATTTTTTAATATACGGAATTAAACCAAGATAAATTTGCTTGGTCTTTACATTTAAGAGTCGAATCTTTCCGTCCCAATATTTATTGCGGAAGGCTGGTGAAAATTGATAGCCAGGAGTTGAGAATGTAAAAAATTCTGACATCTCTTGCAAAATGCCATCATCAGCATTTACCTGAGCATAGATATTATTTACTTTCTCAACTTTAACATCACACATCAACGAGCACCTTGAATAAACTTCTCCCAACCCATATATTCTTTTAACTGCCAAGTGCGATTGTTCAATTCTTTCATGACGTTGGTGCAAAAACTTGCTGCTTCCTCATGATACGATTTTTTGCGCTTGAGTTTATTTAAATCATCATCACCATCAAGATAAACTTGCATATCTGATTTAAGAGTGAACCGAAATGGTTCCCAACCAAGTTTATCTAATTCTTCTTGATCTAACTTGCCACTGTAATACATCCACTTGAGTTTTTTCATCTTATCAAACTCAATCGATGCGCGTTTAGCAGCAAGATTGTGTAGCGATAAGAATTTGTTATACTTGTTATGGAGTATTGGGATACGAAGAATTTCTTTGCCTGGTTCAGTAGCATCAACTTCTGAATCCTTTTCCCATTGAGCCAATAATTCTTCAAGAGGCGGTGTTTGAATTGTCATAAACAAATAATGTAAGGAAATAGATGTATAATCTTACTATAGATTGTTGTAAAAGGCAAGTCAGAACAATAGTTTGACAACTTGACTATACATGGATATAATAGACTATGTCGAGGATGAATGGTTATCTCAAGTTATATACTATAATCTGTCATATTCATAGTAAGAAAATCTAAACGTAGCATCCGCAATCGCAATATTCTCTGCTGTATCTTGCGCATTAAACAATATAGTTCCCACTGATGTTGGGAACAAGTCAACAAACTTAACACGAAAATTTGGATTATTTTTATTCGTGTAAAGCGTCATAACTGCGCTGCTGTATTGTGGTTTATTCTTCTCGCGTCCACGAATATATGGTGCTCTTGCTTGTCGTTCTAGATCGACATACTCTTTGAAATCTGTTGGGAAGGTCATTCCGCGAATCCAATCATGGATCTCTGTCCAGTTACGCATATCTTCATCAACTAGGAAAGTGATATTGAAAGTATCATATATCATCTTTTCGCCAGGAACATACAAATCAATAAATGGTGTTACTCTTGGAATTTCCGTCAATGAAACTCCAGGAACATTTGCTGCTTGGCAATAATAAGTTGCTCCAGGCAAACGATCAAATGTTACTCTAAATTTTGTACTTTGGAGTAAGTCTGTATTTGTTGGTGTTCTTAAGTTTGCTGTCATCTTTAAGATTCCGGAAACCGATACATTTATTTAGGGTATAAAAAAAGGGGAGTCTTTCGACTCCCCCCAGTTCTTTGCCTTATTGTTTTTGTCAAGTCGGCAATAACTTATTAGCCCATCAATTATTGATTGATGTTCAACACTTGGAACTTACGATAGTAGTAGTTCGTGTTGTTGGCTAGAGCACCTGTGCCAGCTGATGTTGCGAATGGATTTGCTACTAGACCATAACGTGTCTTGAAGCCAACCTTTGGCTGGTAGGTTTGTGGGTCGACAGCACGGACCATCTGCAATGGAACGTATGGGCAGTAGAACAAGCCAGCGTCATAAGCGTTGGTTCCCTTGTATCCTACTACGACATAGTCTGTTCCAGAAACAGAATATGGATCAACATAAACCTTGATGCGACCGAACAATGTACCTGCGAAGGTATTGCCTGTGTCGTCAACTGCTAGGTTTGTTTGACCTGATAGTGCTGAGTTGTAGTCAAGTAGACCTGTCATTGCAAGAGCAGAGGCAACGTCTGTTGAGACGATAACCATGTTACCCTTACCGCGACGAGTGTCCTTGGCGATCTTGTTAGCTGCTTGTTCGATGCGGAACAATAGAGCCTTGTACTTTTCAACTGCCCAACGACCTGATGTACCACCAGCTGTGTCTGTTACGACGGAGCTTGATAGGTTTACAGTGTTAGATGTTGCGCCGAGAATACCGACGCTGGCAGTTGCATAGATCGTACGAACAACTTCGCGGTTGATTTCAGCAAGAATTTCAGTTGACAAAATATTTGTCAATTCTGTTTCTGCGTCTAGACCGTGAATTGCCTTGAGATCTTGTGCAAGTTCTAGTGTGTATGATGCTTGCAAACCGCGTGTATTTGCTGTAACAGCAACGCGATCGATTTGGAAGCCCATTTGTGCTAGATTTGCTGATTCGCCGAATGACGTTGAGAAGCCATAACCTGTGTTTGCAAGACCGAAGGTATTTGCTTCTGGGCTTGCTGGGTTAGTGCTTAGTGCTGTCTGCGTACCATTACCTGAGTGACCAGTGTTGGCTTCTTCGTAGAGCGCTTCACCAGCACGTGCAACTGCAGATGCGTATGTTGAGCGCATTGCGAAGATCAAACCTGTTGGTCCTGTCATTGGCTGAACGCCGCAGATGTCATAAGCCATTAGGTTTGGAAGAGCACGACGGACCAATCCGATTAGGATTGGGTCGAAACCCTTGATTGCGCCTTCGCCGCCGTTAACTGGTGATGAACCACCACCGATGTTATTTGGTAGACCACCACCAGCGACTGAACCAGCTTCCCATAGGTTTTGCATGGAGCGTGATTCTTCCATTAGGGCACGTTCTTGGTTCTCTAGAACAAGTGCAGTAACTGCACGTTTGTAAGGATCTGCGATCTTTGGGAGTTCTGAGTGATCAAGAACTGGAGCCCACTTCTTTGCATATGTTTCGTTTAGATACATTTTATAACTCTCCTGAGTTCTTTGTTAAATTAGGCTTTTGGAGCCGTTTTTGTGATTGCTTTTACATAATGTGCCATTAGACCATTAACTTCTGCTACTTCTGGCTCTTCAACAGCTGTTTCTTGAATTGCCTTTACCTCACTTTTCACTTTATTAACTGGGAAGTAGTTCTCGCGAATTACTGCGAGCTTATTATTAAACTCACCCTCTGTGGTGAACTCCACGCCCTCTGCGAGCGATTTCATTTTGCCGATTTGTACTTCGGTTAGACCTTCACAAATCTTGCGAATTGCTTCATCTTTCTTAGCAGCATTTAGTTCTTCAACTAGAACAGCCTTCTCAGCAGCAGCAGCTGCCATTGCTTCTTCTAGTCCAACAACCTTCGTTGCTAATTCTTCAGCAACATCGACCTTCTCTTCTGGGATTTCGATGTAATGCTCAGTGAATAGGTTCTTCAAGCCATTGATAAAGTCTTCAACGATTTCTGCGCGTAGACCTGTTTCGATAGCGACTTGATTTTCCTTGACCCACTCTTCAACTGCGTAGTTAAGATATTCATCAACTTGTGATGCCATCTCTTCCTTGATTGCTTCAATTGCTTCAACGAGAATAGCGTCGTTTTCAGATAGAACATCTTCAACGATTGCTTCAACACGTGATTGAACAGCAGCTTCGAAGATTGTTGTTGCTTTAGTACGGAATTCTTCAGAAAGTGATTCGCCATTGAATAGCGCATCAACGTCTTCCTTCATAGAACCCTTATGCTTGGCAACGAGACCCTTCTTCATGTTTTCTTTAACTTCGGTCTCATCTTCGTCATTTTCTTCTTCGTCTTCATCTTTTTCTTCTTCGTCGTCGCCTTTTGCTTCAGCAAGAGCAGCGTCGAGTTCTAGTTCTTCTTCAGAAATAACTTCTTCGTCAGAAGCCTCTGTTTCTTCGCCAAGATCTGGCTCAAGGCTGCCAACAGCTGGCTTTGCGATGCCTACAGACTTAACTGAATTCATTTTCTTATCGCCTTCAGCAGATACTTGACCTGGCTTTGGCGCTTCCTTAACGGCAGCAGCAGCCTTCTTACCAAGTTCGTCGCCTTCTGGCTTTTCGTTTGTTGCGCCGCCGAGATCATCTTCTTGGGCTGGGAGCTTTAGCATAGGCTCTTTACCAGCATTCATAGATGCTTTTAGAATTTCAGCAGCAGATTCTGATAGTGACTTTGTCATTTGGTTTTAACTCCTAAAGAAGTAATATTATTTATAAAATTTAAAGTTTTGACACAAAATTCTCAAAGATTTTCAATGAGATTTCGTCAATTTGTTTTTGCTTTGCATTCTTAATTTGGTTATAATATGCATTAACGTCAAGTTCTTTGACCATGCCATTATCCCAAACCCACTCTTTACCTTCCATAATACCTTGAACGAAAGCACCTGGTGCGGATGGATCCGCTACAATATCTGCCGCTGTGGCTAGATAGAAATCATCTTGAACCACGTTAACACCATTCACTTCTTTAAGTGAACCCATGCCACGTGACGAGACTCCAAGAGTAGCACCGCCTTCTAGCAAAGACTTTGCAATTTTACCCATTGGTGTTTCAAGAATTTTGGCTTTACCAACCCAAGTCGAACCTTCTTGACGTAGGTTAGTAATAAGATGTGATACGCGATCTAGATTGATCGATGGTGAGTCTGGATGACCCAACTCACCGAATGCGCGATTCTTAGAAACGTATTCGGTCATATAACGCGCAACTTCTTTCTTCATAGTTTCTTCTTTATAAAGACGACCGTTACGATTCTTTTGTTCTGCAACAAGGAACGGTCCTTCGATGTATAATGACTTGACGCCATTTTTTTCTTCGGTAAGAACCTTAACTGCTTCGATTGTTTCTGTAATTAATTTCATTTTTATAGCCCTAGTGACTGTCTTCTTCTTAATGAACGTTTACGACGAATCATCGCACGTGCCATTTTTGCTCTACGTTTCACTTTTCCTTTGCGTTGAGCAATACGACGACGCAAACGTTCAGCGGAAGACATACGTGTCAACTTACCGCCACGAATAGTATAACCTTTAACTGCTGAAACCACTTTACGACGCTGAACTTTACCACCACGAACACGTGCCTTGATAAGTTTCTTGCGCCCCATGCGTTGAACATTGGCTTCAGTGATAATTTCTCTTACAACTTCTGATATAATGCTCATTTTGCACCAATCTTATATGTAACTTTACTTAATGCAAAATCTGCTGCTTTTTGAAAGCTCTTTGGCTCACTCAACATAGCAGCAAATTTTTGTTTATTTTGATCATTAAGAGCACCATGAACCATATGAAGTGCCTTTGCTACGCCGTGAGCAACTGGCATTTTAGTGCCATCAGCAAATTTAAAATGTTTTGTTAATGATTTTGGATTTTCTTCAGAAGCAAATTTTGATACTTGATCTAGGCTTTCCATCACATCATCAGTTTCAACTTCTTCTGCAGCAAGACCAGGGATTACTGTTGCTGGATTTGTTGTATTAGATGGACGATATGGAATTGTAAATGTTAACCCAAGTTTATCGTTAGTATACAAGGCAACTCTTCTTCCGTCTGGGAAGATACGAATACCTTGACGACGAAGAACCAACATTGGTGGTGGTTGCA